ATTGCATGTAACCGATCTTGGTATTGGTGTTAGCAATGAACAATTAATTTGTGAAACCCAGATACTCCTTCTTAAAAATGACGCAATGATTAGACCATTGACTATGGAAGAAGCAAGAAAACTGGAAATTTTTACAACAGTGCTAGATAGAGTCAAAAGAGGAAGCAAAGATCCTGTAGATATTGAAGTTAATAAACTTTCAAATAATGATCTTTTGCAAATAATCAATGAGTCAAAATAAAATAGATGTAAATATCGCAAGAGAAGCACTTTGGCGAAGAGGCCATCTATCCTGGTTATTAGATTCTAACCAACAAGATCTTTATAAATTATTTCACGAGAACCCCGCTAAAATTCAAACCTGGTTATTGGCTCGTCGTTCTGGAAAATCTTTTAGTTTATGCGTACTTGCGATTGAATACTGCATAAAAAACCCTAGATCAGTAATTAAATATGTTGCCCCTACCAAAAGACAGGTAGAAAGATTTATTCAACCTATTATTGATTTTGATATTTTAGCAAAGGCCGGTTGCCCAGAAGACTTGAAACCTAAGTACAATAAAAAAGAAGAGATATATCACTTTCCAAACGGATCTCAACTTCAATTGTGTGGAGCAGAGAGTGGAAATATTGACAGTATCCGCGGGGGATTTGCACACATTGCAATTGTAGACGAGGCACAAGATATTTCCCAATTAAAGTATGCAGTTAACTCTGTATTGCTTCCTACAACATTGACAACAAAAGGTAAAATTCTTATCTCTGGAACACCTCCACAAGATCCTGACCACGAATTTATTCAGTTTATTGAAGAGGCATCTGCTAGTGATACTTTGATTAAAAGAACTATCTATGATAATCCAAGATTGTCAAAAGAAGATATAAAACTTCAGATTGATGCACTTCGTGGTGAGAATAGCGAAGAGTTTAGACGAGAGTATCTTTGTGAAATTATTAAATCTTCTAGTCGTTCTGTTTTACCAGAAGTAACGGATGATTTATTAGTAGAAATTGTTCAAACTGTAGAAATGCCGCCGCATTACAACGCATATACAGCGATGGATGTCGGTCTTAGGGACTGGACTGTTGTTTTATTTGGGTATTATGACTTTAAACTTGATAAAATTATAATACAAGATGAAATAGCAACCTATGGTCCAGATATGCATCTTCCAGATCTTACAAACAAGATAAAGAAAAAGGAAGAAGACCTTTGGACTAATCCTATTACCAATGAGTTTGTAAAACCTTATAAAAGAGTTAGCGATCACGACCCGATTGTTGTAAACGAAATTAAAAAACATTCTAACTATACGATATTCTTTGAAAATGCTGACAAAAAAGAAAAGATGGCCGGGATTAACTGGTTAAGAACGCTTCTTTCTGCTAAAAAAATTATAATAAATCCAAAATGTACTAACCTTATCAGACACTTACGGGACGGTAAGTGGAAAAACACAACAGATAAAGACACGTTTGCTAGATGTCCATTAGGATCTCATTATGACGGCATTGATGCTTTGGTTTATTTGGTAAAGGCCGTTGACTTTAATAAAAACCCTTATCCAAAGGATTATCAATCGCCACTAAGATCTGGTGACGCTTTCTATAATAACAACTATAATAGAAACCAAGATGTTAGCACTGATGTTTATAAAAAAATAATGAATATTAAGAAAAAAGATACTAGCAATTCTAGTGCGGATTGGTTAAAATATTTGAATAAGGACAAAGGGAGTAAATAGATGGATACAACATACATGACGGACGATAATCGTGCCGACACGAGTAATGATAGTAAATATTTTGCTGCCCAGCCAGCAGAAAAGTTAGCATCTGTCTGTTTAGCTAAATCCCAATCATTTTATAACACAATGAATGCCAATTATTATTTAGATAAGTTGGCAAAGATGTGGCAATTCTATCACGGCGAGTTTTCTGACAACTTTACCGGAGCATCGCATCAAATTGGCTTTACTGGAGAGCAAGGGGAGCTTGCCCTTTTACCTGTAAACCATTTTAGAAACATTGCACAGCATATCCTTGTAATGATTACAACAAATCGTCCTACAATGGAAGCTCGCGCTGTTAATAGTGATTCTAAATCTCTCGCACAAGCATATTTGGCCAATGACATTCTTGATTATTACATGAGAGAGAAAAAGTTGGAGGATGCGATCCGTCGAGTGACGGAAATGGCAATCGTTCTTGGTTCCGGTTTTATTCGTCTTGAATGGAACGCTACCGCCGGTGAACTTTATGACTTTGACCCAGAAACAAACGAGCCAATTAGACAAGGCGAACTAGAATGGTCAACGCATTCTCCATTCGATGTTGTTTTTGATGGAACAAAAGAGACATACGACAATGAATGGATTATTGTTCGTTCATTTAAGAACAAATATAACCTTATGGCAAAATATCCAGAACTTGCTGATAAGATTAACGGAATTCCTACTAAAAATAACAATTCTATGTACCGTGTTGCTATCTTTTCTAACGATACAACCGACGATATTCCAGTATATGAGTTTTATCACAAGAAAACCGAAGCACTTCCAGAAGGCCGTTATTGTTTGTTTGTAGATACTGACGCTGTTTTGTTGGATATGCCACTTCCATACGAAGACATTCCAATTTATCGTATTTCTGCTGGCGAGTTTATGGGAACTCCGTATGGATACAGCCCAATGTTTGATGTATTCCCAATTCAAGAGGGTATTAACTCTCTTTATAGCACAATCATGACTAACCAAAGCGCATTTGGTGTTCAAAACTTGTTTGTTCCTCGCGGTGCCGACCTTAATATTAATAGCTTAGAAGGAGCAATGAATATTATTGAAGGTAACGCCAGACCAGAACCTTTAAACCTTACCCAAACTCCACCAGAAGTCTTTAAGTTCCTAGAAATGCTTATTCAATCAGCAGAAACTGTATCTGGTGTTAACTCCGTTGCTCGCGGAGATCCACAAGCGTCTCTTAAATCAGGAACTGCTCTTGCTCTTGTACAATCTATGGCATTGCAATTCATGTCAGGATTGCAGAACAATTACGTTAAATTAATTGAAGATCTTGGTACGTCTTTAATAAGAATTCTTAAAGATTATGCTAAAACTCCTAGAGCACTTGCTTTAATTGGAAAAAATAAACGCCAATATATCAAAGATTTTGTTGGAAATGACATTAATTCAATTAACCGCGTAATTGTTACCGTTGGAAATCCACTTGCTAGAACCACAGCGGGTCGCGTTCAAATGGCGGAACAAATGCTTCAAATGGGTCTTATTAACGACCCAAAACAGTATATTAGCGTAATTGAAACCGGACAATTAGACACAATGCTTGAGTCCGATTTTAACGAATTGATGCTCATTAAAAGAGAAAATGAGTATTTAATGGACGGAAAACCGGTCATTGCAGAACCGCTTGATATTCATGCTCAACATATTCTAGAACATAGAGCAGTAATGGCAGACCCGGATTTGCGTTTTAATCCAGAGCTTAGAACTGCCGTACAAAACCACATACAAGAACATATTGATTATTTGAGAACCGTTGATCCAGATTTATTGATGCTTACCAAGCAACAACCGCTTCAAAGTCCTATGGCCCCTCAAATGGCACCACAAATGATGCCTCCTGGTGCAGCTCAGGGCAGTCCGGCTGATATGATGCAATTACCTCCTGGCATTCCACAAGGCGGAGAAATGTTGACAGGACAAGGCACTGCTGGTGGAGAAATGATCCCAAAACCCCCTAAGCCGCCAGGAGAATTCGCAAATCTTCCAACAAATCCAGCAGATATGTTACCACAGTAATTTTAACAACTAATGTTGTATGTCTGTAGGTCAAAATAACACATCTAGAAGTAATTTAAGCCAAGAACAAATCATTCAGCGAGCATTCGCCGAGGATAATGATAGGCTACGCGTTGATGCACAAGTAACTGCTGAAATCTCGGAACTAATTAGTAGTGCCGATGATTCGGATATTGCTATTCGCGATCCTTTAACAAATAATACTTTAAAAATCAACACAGACGGATCTATCGACACGAACGTAAAAGTAGATGCCGCCGAAAAAGACTCTGTTTTAATTGTTGGAACAGAAAACGGAACAGTAAATGGAACACAACGAGTAATTAAAGTAGACGCATCTGGAAACACACAAAGCATCCAGATGAATTCAATTGTCCCTTATCAATTTGATTCTATTTATCCAGAATACAACGAAACTTCTGATATTTACGTCTATAAAAAAAATGACCAGGCCGTTGCGACCGTTACTGTAAATTATTCAGACACCCAAAAAATTACAATTGTTTCTATAATTAGGACATAATATGCCATTTAAGTTTAATCCGCTTTCTGGTTCATTAGATTATTACAGCACACCTATTCAAATAAATCCAGTAGACCCAAATGATCCGGGAATTCCTTCTAATGGGTTAATTATAGAAGATGGACTAATTAAATTGACTCTAGCATCGGAAACAACTCCTGGAACAATTACTGCACAAGATTACGTCGAATTTAAAACAAAAAAAGAATATAAAACTGTTACAGAGACAAAAATTTTAACAACTTTAGAAGTAGCAGATAAAAAAATAATATTATCAAATATTCCATCTTTTCCAGAAACAACTATGTTGTCTTTGGCAGGAGGAACGCTACAACGGTATGGGGTGGATTACGTTGTGATTAATCAGGATTTAAGTTGGGACGGCTTAGAGCTTGACAATTTTCTAGAGCCTGGCGATGAACTTCGCATCTATTATCAGACCGAATAATAACAACAAACACAAATAAAAGGGGAAAAAATTAAATGGCAAATTTAATTAAACAGAAATTCTTGGAAGGTATTGATTCTTCCAAGTTTAAAATCGAACAAGGCGGAGCAATTAAGGCTGTAAATTCAAGCGGTCAATTGGTCGAAGTGTTCAAATTTGATGCAGTAAATGAAGTAGTAAAAGTTTTCGGTGACGAAGAAGTTGCAGTAAGCAGTTACGTTGATTCATTGATGGCACAAGAAGTTACAGATCGTAATGCTGCTATTAACCAAGCAATTACTGATCTCATTAACGGTGCTCCACAAGCTCTTGATACATTGAAAGAACTTGCTGATGCACTTGGAAACGATGGAGATGCAATTGCTTCTCTCATCAATCAACTTGCACAAGAAGTTACCGATCGTCAAAATGGCGATAGCAACCTTCAATCACAAGTTGATAGTCTTGATGGTCGCCTTGACACTGCTGAGTCAGATATTGATGCAGAAGAGTCTCGTGCAATGCTTGCAGAACAAGGACTCAACACTCGCGTAACTCAAGCTGAAAGCGATATCGACTCTCTCGAAGGTCGTATGTCTACAGCAGAGAGCGACATTGACGCAGAAGAATCTCGCGCAATGCTCGTGGAGCAAGGATTGAACACTCGTTTGACTCAGGCTGAAAGTGATATTGATTCACTTGAAGGTCGCATGTCTACCGCTGAGTCAGATATTGACGCAGAAGAATCTCGCGCAATGCTCGTGGAGCAAGGCCTTAACACAAGATTGACTCAGGCAGAATCAGACATTGATTCTCTCGAAGGTCGCATGTCCACTGCGGAAAGCGATATCGACGCTGAAGAGTCTCGTGCTACGCTTGTAGAGCAAGGTCTTAACACGAGATTGACTCAAGCTGAAAGCGATATCGACTCCCTTGAGGGTCGTATGTCTACTGCGGAAAGTGATATTGACGCAGAAGAATCTCGTGCGATGCTTGCAGAACAAGCTCTCCAACTTTCAATTACTGATCTTACCACATACGCCGAATCAATTGGTGTTTCTCTTGATCAAGAAGTTGCTGATCGTGAATCTGGAGACGAAAACCTTCAATCTCAAATTGACACTGAAAAGGGTCGCGTAGATGCAATTCTTCTTGCTGCTGATGCAGATAAAGATAGCTTTGCTGAAATTGTTACTTTGATCAATTCTATTGATGCTAGTAATGACGAATCTCTTGCTGGTCACTTGGTTGATGCAGAAGATGCACACGATGCGTCTGCTATTTCTTTTGTAAATACTACATCTGGAATGTCTGCAACTAGCGTTCAAGGTGCATTGGATGAACTCCAATCTCAACATGACGACTTAGACGGTTATGCACAAGAAGTTCGCTCTGATCTTGATCAAGAAATTCTTGACAGACAAGCAGCAGTAAGTGCAGAAGAATCTCGTGCTAGTGGCGTTGAAGCAAGTCTTCAATCCCAGATCACACAAGAAATTTCTGATCGCCAAACAGACGTCGATGCAGAAGAAACTCGCGCAATGGGCATTGAAGCAAGCCTTCAATCCCAAATCACTCAGGAAGTTTCTGATCGTCAGGCTGCTGTAAGCGCAGAAGAAACTCGTGCGTTGGCAGCAGAAGCTGCATTAAATTCTTACATCTCAGACGTTGATGATGCTCGTGCTCTTAAAGAATCAGAACTCGAAGCTGAAGATCTTACATTCTTCAAACACGACGGTTCTCGTCCTATGACTGGCGACCTCGTAATGATGAACGATACCTCTGGGTCTGGTATTGGACTTGGTAATGACATTAGCTGGAACATGACCGGAGGAATCGAAAGTATTAGCGGTCAAATTCAATGGGGGCAAATGAGTGCTTCTTATGGTAACGCTGATGTTAGTAAGAACTTTTCAGTTGGAATAGAGTCTCCACTTCATTATTATCAAACACAAAATGACGTTTTTGACGAAAACAATAGTTTGTCACAAGCAAATTATGCCAAAGAAGGTTCTTTTGGTGTAGATGGAATTTCTGTTAGTCATGAACAAAATGAAGTTTTGGACCAAGATGAAAATGTGGTTGCTCCGTATTTTAATAGACAATTACAATTGAATCATTTTATATTAAGCATTCAAAATGAATATGGTGTTGCTAGATTTAGACCTACTGAATTTGAAATGGCAGGAACTACTCCCAATCAAAGTATTTACATGACCCCTAGTATTGCAAATTTCAATAATGGTGATTATGAAAACGGTGGCTACAATAGAACGCAAATTGAAGGTAATTGCATTTCTACTAAACAAATTACTCTATATGATGCAGAAGTAGACGCACCATTTGTTCCAACCGATGCATCTCATGCTGTAAACAAAGCATATGTTGATTCCCAGATCTCTGGAAATAAAACATTTGAAAAAGAATCTTTTGAAATTGATTCTTCTTCAGAGCTTGAATATGTAGAACTTGCACATACTCCAGTTGAAAATTCAATGGTTGTATTTGTAAATCGCCTTGCGGTTCATGAAGGTGTTGATTATTCTGTATCTGTTGTTGATGGCGTTACCCGTCTTACTTGGACTGGTGACTTTGTCGTTGGCGAAGTAGAAGAAATCGAAACTGGCGATGTAATCCGCGTTGTTTACATGCGCTAATTTAAACTAATTATTAAAATATAGTTTAGGTCGGGGTAGAGGCAAGTTCTCTGCCCCGATTTTTAATTAAAGGGGAAAAATTAATGGGAAAGTTAATTAGTCAAAAATATTTAGAGGGCATTGACTCGTCTAAATTTAAAATCGAACAAGGTGGAGCAATTAAGGCTACCGATAGTTCGGGAAGTTTGGTAGATGTATTTAAATTCGATCCAACTTCAAATGTTGTCAAAGTGTTCAACGATGAAGAAGTTGCTCTTAAATCTCAAGTAGATGCAGAAGACGCTACTTTTTTAAAATTAGACGGCTCTCGTGTAATGTCTGGAGATCTTTCGGTTTCAAATGATTCTGTCGGAATGACCAGAAAAATTAAATGGGAATCAGAAATAAACAATGTTTTATCATCTGCTCATATAAATGGAATCACAACTTCTTATATAAGCACAAATAATGAAACAACTCAAAGTAGTGAAGTTCATTTAGGATTAGACAACAATAATGGTTTAAAATCCGTCTTAAATAAACCGAATGAATTTAATAGTGGAAATTTAATCGACCGAGGTTTTTTAGACGAAGCGTATTACAATAGTACAGGCATTATGTTATATCACAACGTAAAACCGTATGAAGACTCGTTTTCTTCGTCAAGTGGTCATTTAGTTTCAACAAGTTTAACAGCGGGAAGTCTTAATTTTGCGTCAGATGGACCAGATGGTGGATATGCTACTTTTAGTATTAATTCATTTATTGTTGCAGATCAAACATCTTCAATTGAATTAAATTCAGACGGCACTGCATTTTTTTCAAAGTCAACAGATAGCATTGTTTATGAAACAATGATTGATGGAAATATGATAACTACTAAATCTGTTACTTTATATGATGTTGAATCAAATGCGCCGTTTGTTCCAACACAAGATGCACACGCAACGACAAAAGCATATGTTGATAGTCAAGTATCAGGCGCTAAAACGTTTTTAAAAGAATCATTTACAATTGATTCTTCTTCTGAACTTAGCCATGTAGATCTTGCACACGAAGTAATTCAATATTCAATGGTAGTATTTGTAAATCGTTTAGGACTTATTGAGGGCACCGATTATACGGTATCAACAGTAGGCGGCATTACAAGACTTACTTGGTCTGGGGAATTTGCTTCTGGTGGTAGCGAAGCAATTGAGTCGGGCGACATTATAACAGTAACTTACATGTATTAATAAATAAAAGGAGAAAAAATGTCTTTAGTTACATCATCTCACCAATCCGGTGAACACGTTCAAGTTTCTTTCGATAAAGAAGCACTTAAATTAATTTCAAAGGTTTCCAATCACCCACTTTTGTCAAATGAAGCAAATTGGGAAATGGTTACTATTGTTTATAAACACGAATCAAGCGATAAAAGACTTGTTTCTGGCATTAAAAATGATTTTTCAAAAACAGACGATGTTCGCGTAAAAGCTGATATGTCCAGCGGGGAAGTTTATGAATTGTATAAAATTCTTATTTCTGGGCAAGATAGAACTCCAATTCTTTCTATTAAAAGAGACGAAATTGCAAACGTAAGTTCTATGGATTTAACTCTCAGTGGCGGAGATAATCCACAAAGTTCGTATGAATCCTTAGTTCTTTCGCATAATCCGCGTTTTTATTACAGATTTAATGAAACTTCTGGAACGTCTATAGCAGATTTTGGTGGACACGTTAATAGAACCGCATCCGTTGCCGTTCCTGGAAATATCGGATTTAATAATCCCGGCCCTATACCCGGAGGTAAATCTTTATACTTTGATCAAACTAGATT